GGTATTTTTCATACTCTGGGTTAGTCTTGATTTCATATACTTGTACTTTGTGTGGACACCAATTAACAAAATGAGTTTGTTGGATTGGATATCGCAACATTTTAAGACACATCTGCTGACCATATATCTGTGTTGTATACTTGGTTTTGATTTCATCTAAAGTGTAGATATCTTTGCCAAGTTTCCCACATTTACATTCAACAAGTGTCTTGAAACAGTCTGTGATTCCATCTGGTGTAGATGAAAGACTGACAAAACCTTTGGCTAATTGTGTCCAATTATGAACTTCAAAGGACTTTTGATTGTCTAAGATAAAATAGAAGTCTTTTCCTTTCTTACCCCTGTAGTCAGCATAAGATTTTAGAGCATTGATCTCGTTGTCTCTGCCATATTCTACATAAGGTTGAATGAACGAACTGATCTCTTGTATCTCGCCTGTGATGTCCATTTTAAGTTTGGTATTTCGCCTACCCTCTGTGCCTTTACCTTTGAGATACTTGTTGAAACCCAAGTAATCAACGAATTGGCTAGATGATAGGTTGTAATACTTACGCATTGTCTAGGTCTTGTTCTGATTTGGCTTGTCTGCTTACAGGTTGTTTAGACTCTATCTCTGCATCTGAATAAAAAAGATCATAAGCATCTATTAGTTTTAATACTGCTCTGTCATACCCTCTTTTTTCTGCCATAGCATAGTAATACTTTGACATACAGTTTTGTGGACTTGCTTCGCCATAAGACTCTATAGTGATATCACCTCTGGTAGCAATACATTTAATCGCCACACAAACATCATACCTGCTCTCAACATCTTGATATTTACAAGTGATCCCCTCGATACCTGCAACTTTTTCGACTGCTTCGTGAGTAATTAGCCATTGTCCACTCTGTTTGTGTTTCCAATAAGCATCTGTACTCAACCCATATTTCTTGGCAAATTCTGCCCTAGAACTATCTTTATCCATATCTATACCCTCATATAGTTTATTTCTTATATAAGAATATATCAAATATATCTCATCTTGTATATATATTTTATACTTTTGTTAGATAAACAAAAGGAAAAACAAAGAAACAAGAAAACTACTATAAATAGTAGTAAAAGAAAAATCTAATTATTACCATGTTTTTATGTTGATTTACAGGATTATATCTGTGTATAATCTGTGTAGAGGTAAGATTACATGAAATTAGGCGATGACCAACTAGAAAAAATGATACATGAAATTTCTATTATGGGTAGTAAATTAGCCAAAGCTGAAGCTACTTATGAGAAGTTAGTGTATGAAATGAAGCATGAAAAGGATTTGGCATTTATCAATCTCAAAGACACCAAGATGACCTTGAAAGAGAAAGAAGCTATAGCTAACACTCAACCAGAGGTTTATGGGTATTTTGATAAGATTGCTAAAGCTAAAGAGGAGTACCTGTCTCTTAGGCACAAGATAAAAGCCAGGGAGATATGGTGCGATATGTTTAGATCCTTGAACAGTTCTCGTAAAAGAGAGATGAAATTTGTTCAGGATCTAGGTTAATCAACAATAGGAGAAAAAGATGAAAGAAGTTAATCAAGTTATACAAACCAATGATTATGACATTTTTCAACACATAGATGGCAATAGAACTGTAAATCAATTACACCTTAAAAGACTTAAAGAGTCTATAAATGAGGAATACATACCTGTGCCAATAGTAGTAAACAATAGATATCAAATTATTGATGGGCAGCATAGATTTGAAGCTGTTAAAGAAATGAAGAAACCTGTTTATTTTATTAAAATTCAAGGGCTAGGTTTAGAGCAAGTTCATAGACTCAATAAAGATACTAAAGACTGGAACGCAGATGATTTTCTCGATGGATATTGCAGAATGAAAAAAGAAGATTATCTGAGGTATAGGGAGTTCAAGGAACATTATGGCTTTGGTCATAACGAAACTAATGCTCTTTTGACTAATTTAACAAGAGCAGGTGGATCTCACATCAAAGCATTTAAATATGGAATGTTTAAAATAAAAGATTACAAAATTGCAGAAAAAAATGCAGAGAAGATATATCTTTGTAGACCATATTATGAAGATGGTTACAAAAGAAGATCATTTGTATATGCCATGCTTACTTTGTTTGCAAATGATGACTACAACCATAGTGAATTTTTAAATAAGTTGTCTTATCAAGCAGTTAAGTTACAAGATTGTACTGATGTTAAAGGTTACTTAACCCTAATTGAAGAAATATACAATTTTAATCGTGCTAAAAGCAAAAGAGTTAGATTTTATTAACAGGAGAAAATAATGAGAGAAAGTCAGCATAAAATGATAATAGATGCACTATCAAGTGGACAAAGAGTAACTGTAAGACAACTCGCTACTAAACCCATATATAGTATGTATGGTGGCAAAAGGTTGTCTGAACTCAAAGAGAGAGGTTATGACATAAGAGACCATTGGGTAGAGGGAGAGAATGGCAAGAGATACAAGGAGTATTTCTTTCCTAAATCTGAGATAAATAGACTAAAGAGAGGTAAAAAGAAATGAGCATAGATGAAATGAATGGCATGATAAAAGCATACAAAGAAGTAAAAAGTTTTTGTAAAAGGGTAAAATTAGAAAATAAAAGCCCTGTTTATGATGGTGCAAAAATAGTTTTGGATAATTTAATTAGTCTTTGTGATGATGACATATCGAAAATTCAAGAAAATATAGATGGTGAAATCGAGAGAATGTATCAAATGATGGAGGGAAAGAAAGATGATAGACAAGATCATAGAGATTTGTGATGAGTTACCAGATGTGGTCAAAGCAGTATTATTTGTGTCAGTTATCAGCATTTTTTGGTCATTGGTACTCTAGTGTATCGAAATAAAAAACTGCTTGAATTGATGAGAGAACTGCCTTGTATGTCGTGTGGCATACAAAATGGCACGATAGTCGCTTGTCATAGCAACCAAAGTAAACATGGCAAGGGAATGGGTATCAAAGCACCTGATTCTCTTGTCGTTGCTTTATGTCATACTTGCCACCATGAACTCGACAATGGTAAGAAGTTGAGTAAAGAAGAAAGGCGACATCTGTGGGATCAGGCATACATAAAGACTATGCAATATTTAATTGAACATGAAATGTTAATAATCAATGATAAAAATTGAAAAGAACATACCAATAACAAAAGGTGGTAGACCTAGAAAATACAAAGAATATATCGATGCTTTTGATAGCATGAGTTTAAACGAATCTTTCCTTGTAAATGACTACAAAATAGTAGATTCTGTGAGAAGATATGCTTGGAAACAAAAGATTCCTTGCAAGTTTAGAACGATAGCCAAGAATAGCTATAGGATATATAAAGTTAATGAAAGCTGATCTATTATCACTTCTTACTGCCAAATCCATGAATTATGAGATATCATCAGGCAACCATGATGCAATAACATCAGAGGACATATCACACTTTTTAGGAACTAGGGGTTTGGATAACAGGGAATACGATTTCTTAATGGCTAAGTACACAGACAACAACTATGCTAGATCAATGTTGTTCGATGATATTTATGAAGATGTATTCGGCATCTTTACAAAACACATAGATATATCTCAAATCAAAGGTGATAAGTATTTACTGAGACATTTTATTAATCTTGCGCTAAGAGAAACTATGCTGACTGTTTGTCCATTCTGTCATGGCAGAGGTGTTGTAAAAACAAAAAGCAGTATAGAGAAGTGTTATCATTGTGAGGGTACAGGACAATTTATTTATGATGATGATAATCGCCCAGAGTTTTTAGATATGAAGAAAGAAGAATATATGAATTACAAAAAACCATACATCGAAACATTAGAGATGGTAAAAAACATTGAGATCAATGCCCTAGCTAAGATAGGGGATGAATAAACTCAAATGGACTAGCTCACTAATCCTCTCTTGTGGGTTAGTCTTGACATCTTTTAATATCTATCCGATCAATCTGTATCTTCAGTTCGTGGGAGTTTTCGGTTGGCTACTGGTAGGTGTCAAATCTAAAGACCACGCATTGATCTTTGTAAATGCTTTTGGTCTTATAATTTTATTTTCTGGAATCGTTTACTCGACCCTATAGCCCAATAAAATCAAGGGGGTTGCATTATTATCGAATATATGATATAATGAATTATCTCCAATAGCGAGGGGAGTGGGAGAAAGGAGTAGCGATCTGAGTACAGAACCTCATACTAGGGAGAAGCAAGGAAGCGATAAGGTTGGTAATGGTCTTTTTAAGAGAGGACAGTTATATGAAAACTAAAATCGAAAAGATACTCAATCAGAAAGTTAAACGAGAAGATTACGACAAGTTTATAAATTCTGTATATGAGAAGATGGATGAAGAAAGTGGTCGTGATCCAACATTCAAAGAATGTATTACGATCATCAAAAAACTCTATCGACTTATCATGGGTACGACAGTAGGAAAGTATATAAAATTCAAAGAAACGAGTGGTAGAAATCACACTTGGATTCGTAGAGGTACATGGTACATCAACACAGAATATCCAGGTTGGAGAGTAATCATTCACTCAGTTTCTCATGCAATAGAATATGCTAAACACCATGTCAATAGACCACACACTTTACAACAATTCAGAATTGAGAAAGAGTGTGTCGAATATGCCTATAAAAATAGGTGGCACATGGGAGTTCTTAAGAGAGAAACCAAACCAAAAGTAGTAATTAACAAAGATGTTCTAATGATTAAAAGACTCGAGAAGAATATATCTTCTTGGGAAACTAAAATGAAAAGAGCACAAACTTATATCAAGAAGTATTCTAAGAAATTAAAATACTACGAGAAAAAAATAAATAACTAACCGATCACTACCGACCTTATTGTTTTCTTACAAACTTTCAAAAAAAAGTGCCCCTAGAATCGCCATAATCCAATTTAAATGAGGTAGGTGATACCTTAGTAACCCACTAATGCGTAAGTCTGTTCTCGTCCATTGTAGAGTCCTTTTCAGGGGTGTCGCCTGTTTCTTCTTCTGTATTGTCCTGAATCATAGCTAATTTAGGTTTGAGTGCAGGAATTTTGCTAACAAGACCTTGTAGTTCTTCAATAAGCTCCTCATCAGATTTGTTTGTACCTTTCTCTACATTGAGATTGACATTCTGTGAACTGAATCCACTCATCTCTAGTACAAGTTTTGCAGTATTGAGTCTTACTGAGTCTTGATCTGATCCTAACAAGTCTTGTAAGACCGATATGGCTCTGCCTGATGTGGCAGATATTCTTTCTTCGTTCTTCTCTCTGATCTCATGGATATATTTCTTTTTGAGATAAGCTCCCATTTGCCTGTGGTTTTTATCCCACCCTGCTTTTTTAGCAGATTGACTAGCATTACCTGCTGTCTCACCCTCTATGTAATACTCTACAAATTTTAATTCTTGTTCTTTGTCAATTTTTTTCGGCATCGCTTTTCTCCATTAACCATTTCTTTAATTTATTCGCTGTGTTCTTTGGTAAAGGCAAATCTTTTCTAAACTTTATCCAAGACTTATCTAATACCAAACTACCATCTATATCAACTTGTATATCAGATCCTGATATGTGAGATACTATAGTAATACTTTTTTCGTTTTCATCAATGACTAATCCGATAGATATACAATCAGCTAGTGCATTGTCCAAATCATTTATGTTTGTCCACCCTGATGTAGGTGTTATTGCATCTTCCCAGTTTATAATTACGAGCTTTGGTTTCATTTTTTGCTTCTGAGATAATTAAGATAATCTGCACCCTCCTCTACTTCCCAAAATATTTTTATAAAGTCTGGGTGTGAATCTGGTAGTTCTGTGTTGAATACTGCTACTGCACAAGCAGACATCATCTTACATGGTAAATTGAGTTGTTTTGCGAAGTTATCGTATTTCTTATATGAGCCAACTTGTACGCAATGCATAATCTTGTCGTTGGTCGCATCTTTAATTGGAGAGTAACCTGAGACATGAGTGTGTCCTGCAATGAGTAAGTGATCTCGTGCATTGAACAATGCGTGTCTTACGATACCATGAGCTGTGTTATACATAGAGTGTCCTCTAAAATTGTGTGCACAGTTTACTTTGATTTCGTGTTTGGGTAGTTTTATTTTAAGTCTTGCGTTGTGTTCTGAGTATACAGATTTTAATGGTTTGCACATCCATTTGATAGGGTCTCCTTCCATAGCCCACATATCATGGTTACCTGCAACGATGAAGATATAAGGTGTTGCATTGATAAGCCACTCGACTAACTGCCATTGTTGCTCACCATTGGTAGTCTGATCTGCCCACAACCCTGCAAGTTTACCTCTCCTTGCCCAGTTGTTTGACAGATCGCCTACAGAACAGGCATACATACCATCTGTAGAATTAACTATATCAATGTGTTTTCTAAGCGATATCCAATCACAGTTGTCATCATCAACATGAGGGTCGCCTTGTATGTAAAGACCAATAGGTTTTGTGTCTTTAATTCTGATTTTGATAAATTCATCTTTTCTTTCACGAGCATCTTTTCTTCTAAATACTTCTGTTCTTTGCTCGATAAGTTCTTCTGTAGTCCAGTCGCTTTCTGTCCTTTCATCTAGCTCATAGTTTTTTACGACTTTCGGATTTTGTGTTTTTTTGCCACAGGTCTTACATCTAAATCTTTTTCTTTGATGTTCTGTGCCATCTGTACCTGACTTAATTATGTGGCTAGACTCACAATGAGGACAAACGAGCATATCTCCATTCTCGTTCCTTTGGATAACTCCAATCCTACTGTAGTTGCCACCATTGTTATGAATGGTCATTTGGTTTCTTCCTGCTTGATTAGGTATTCGATATACCATTTAGCTTTTTGTAAATCTTGTAGTGGTGTGCCTTTGTAAGGGAATCGAGTAACATACTTTACGATGTTCCCACGAACATAATCCATTTCCCATGAACGAATGTAATCAATCGTTTCTATGCCCTTCGTATAGTGGGCAGGTCGATTAATAATATCTTCTGTCTTTTTCTTGCTCATCTATCTTATCCATGACTTCATCCCAAGTAATGGGTGCACAATTTAAAAAAAGAACACCACCATACTTGTAATCAATCCTATTGTTGATAAGTGTCTTGATGCTTATTTGTGCTTTAGGATCAATCGCATGGATTGCTTTGATGATTTGCATTTCCCTTTTAGTGAAGGGTATGTTTGCACTCATAGTTATCTCCTATTAGTTTATGTATACTTAGATCGCTGAAACAATGTAGTAAGCCACAACTAATATTAGTATAAACTCTAAGACCGATATCTCTGGTCTTAGATATTTCGTTCTTATATTCCCTAATAAGAACTTTATTATCTTTTTCATCTCATCAAGGGATTGCTACTCTTAGCTTTTAACTCCTCTACCTGAGATTTAAGTATAGATAATTCTTTTTCTAAAGGCACAATATTTGGAACTGACCTAGATTCTACAACCTCTAGTCTGTTTAATATTTGTCCAACTTGAACAAACAAACCACCTAGTGTAATAACTAGCCCTACTATTCCTGCTATTGTCTTGATGTCCATAGTCTGTCCTCGTATGTTTGATTTGGGTAAATGTTTCTGATATCGACATAGTTGTTATTGATGTATTGATCTATGTTGGTATCAACTAATTCTGGTTGTATAAATATATCTGTATTGACTTGTGAGTATGAAGATATCTTGTTATCTCTTGCCATAACTTTAGCTACTATCATCTGTGTAGCTTTGAGCTGTCCATCTATTGTCTTAATTTTGTCTGCAACTTTGATAGATATTTCTTCTATAGTTAATTGGGTTTCAGCACCCCTGTTGTCGTTTGGTGCTTCTGTTCCTTCTGCGACAGCAGTTTCGTTGCTTTCATCCACTTCTGTATTTGTTTCTGTTTCTTCGACAACTTCTGTTTCATTAGTCTCCTCCACAGGTGCTTCGACTATTTCTTCAAAAACTTCTTCTATAACTTCTACTGTTTCTTCTATCTGTACTTCTGGTTCAACTGAAATAATTTCTTCTTCTATAACTTCAGGAGCTAGTACAATAGTTTCTTCTATAAATTCTTCTTCTATAGTTAATTCTACCACTTCAGGTATAGGTTCTATATAGACTTCTTCTATTATTGGTTCTACAAACACTTCTTCGATAGCTATTTCTTCTATGTAGACTTCTTCTATTTGCTCAAATATCTCTTGTATCTCTTGAGTCTGTTCTACTGTCAATACAACAGGGTCATACTCCATTGTTACAGATATATTATCTACATTAGGACCACCAAGATTAGCAGGAGCATTAGCATCAGACCCACTAATAAAAATATTTCCATAGTTAGAACCAACCCCTGTATACGAGACAGTATCTGTAAAATCTTTGCCATTAATGCCTGTAACATTTGTTCTCTCCTGTGTCGTTGTTGCTAACACATTTTGATCTTCATCTCGTATTTGCAATCTGATAGTAAATGTATCTGCACCACCACGATTCGGTGCCCAAGATCCGACTCCTCCTTCACCATTTTGTACTTCTACACTAGAGTTCAGAGTGATGCCATTATTAAGCATTGGTTGAGTTATTGCTTCTGAAGCGAGAGGAAAAGTCTGCTCAATACTGCCATAGTCTCCAAACTCTAGGTCGTGTCCTCCTGGACAACAATCTCCTATTCTTTGTGCATCACCTGATAATGTCCACCCTGTAGTGCCATTATCGAATGTACCATTAGTGATGAGGTTTTGTGAAGTGTCTGCGTTTGCTAATAGAGGTAGCAGTAGCAGAATCCAAATGTTTTTCATTTCCTAGTTCTTCCCATCTTTGTTTAGCTTGTTCACCAATCAATCCATCTATAGGACATGGTGTACCTGCATCCATCATAGACTTCCATACAGCTTTGTCTTGACACATCAATGATATCGCTGCAACTTTCATACCTAAACCATTAAGTAGTTTTGCCTTCTTTCTTCTTTCGCACTCCATATCATGGTAATAAGTACCCATAGATGTGCTGAAGCCAATAACAGTCATGCCGATAGAGAGGGGGATAACACAACTGTCTTGACCATAAACTGACATAGCAGGTGCTGTTGCACTATTTACAGCAGTCTTTTGATTCGTTGAATTATTTGTCGTATTAGTGGTTGTAGTGTTTGAGCTACTTCCAGACTGATATGTTGTAGAACTTTCATAACCACCTGTTATTGCTGTGTTTGATCCTGCGTTGTTGCTTTGTGTGTTAGTTGTGCTACCTGATGATGTAACATCTGATACTGCATCTTCTATTGCATATCCCAATATTATAACTGTAAATATTATTACTGCTAGTAACAGTTTTTTTATCGACATTTCCATTTTCTTAGTGCCAATGCTTTTCTTGTTGGTCTACCTTTACTGTCTTTCATAGGTCCTTTTACTCCTGACATCCTTGCACAAAAACTTGCTCTGCGTTTTGCAGCTTTTGATCCTGGTTTCACTTTACCTGTCACAGGTCTTTTTAAATTAGAACCTTGTGTTCTTTTAAAAAACTTTCTACCTGCTTCGTTCAGTCCACCTGTTTTGCTTTGATATCTTTTTGCTACCATTAGTCATCCTTAAAAATTATATATAAAATTAACATGACACAAAAAACTGATATCCCATAATTTAATGTGCATAATTCAGGTTTCATTTTCTTGTGAGAGACCCTCCGAAATATAAACCGATAATTGAGAATATTGTATGTGATTGTAGATTAGTTATGTAGATCGTATTGCCTTGCTCGAAGTATGATGTCTCGTATGTTTCGCCAAATATCCACCAACCACTACTAGCTTCAGTTACTATCTGATATGCGATGTTTACATCAGTAAATATAGGAGCAACGATTGGTACTACGATAATGCTAAATACACACATTAATGCTATCCATCTTCTTGTGTGCTTAGTATGAGGGTCAGATACTTCTCTTGCTTTGTCTGTTTGTTTTGCAGCAAACCCTGCTCGTTGCATGAGCATCTTTTGTTTTTCTTGTTCAGCTTGTCCTTTCTGAGCCATGATAGACATAATGCCACCTAGCACAGTAGAAGCTAACATTGATAAAAGTTCCATCGGTATCATTCTACTTTCCTCAATTTGATGTCTTTGAATTCCTGCGAGTTTATGATTATATTTTTTACACTATCACTAAGAATACCTTTTGCCTGTTGTTCTCTTATATATCTTTGTATTTCTGGTATAGTTTTGTTTTGCATTTCTTTTATTAAATATTCTGCCCTTTTTTCTATACTCAAATTTTTGACCCTAACATCTACTGATGTAAGACCTAGCTGTTTATTCTTAATTCTTTTTTCTATTTTTCTTATAACACTAGGGTTTATGTTATCTCTGTTGGCATTGATCTCATCAATAAATACTTTTCTTCTTTCGTTTGGTTTTGCATCTTCCATAGTTTTGAATATGTTGTATGCAACTCTTGTATCTTTTGCTTTTTGTGTTTCATCTTCTGCATCCACCTTATCTATTTCAGAAAATTTACCTGCTCTTTTGTCAAATGCTTCTTTATAACTTTCACCATAAAACCTCCTAGCTATAGGTATATCTCTTGGCGATAAACTTTGACCATTGTAAAGTTTACTAGTTATGTTAGCTATCCTAGAAAACAAAGCGCCAGGACCACCAAAATATGTACTCGCCAAATACTTAATGTTTTCTGGTGATGTTTCATATCCTAAATTTTTAAGACTATCTGCTGTCGCCATAGCCATCTCACCACCCCATGTTTTAGCTGTCCAAGGAAATATTTTTACTGTTTCACTTGCAGGACTAGATTCTAACCACTCTGGTCTTATAGCTCGTTCAAGCCCATCTTCGTTTTGTATAAGCTCAATGTAAGGTCTTACAGGTGTAGGAACAAGACTAGCACCAAAAGGGTTAAGTGTATCTGCAAACTCTGAAGCTGCTTCTCTTGCAAACTTATCAGGTATTTCTTGATACAGAACACCTTTTTGTAATTTGTCAGCTAAAAATTTAAAAGGTACAATAGCATAGCCCAATGGTATGCTAAAATAATCTAACTCTCCTTTTTCGTTTTTACCTCTAACAAGAACTAAATTTTTGTTTTTAATCCAATCACTACCAGATGTAGCTTTTAATTTTTCTTCCCACTCTGGATCAATAGTTGAGTTGATATAATCGAGAGATGATGTGAGCCCTACCAATGTTCCCATTGTTGCTGCTGCTACTTTTTTGTTCGTTAGTATATTTTTAAATAATACTTTGTTAGCTTGTATAGCAGGGTTTGCAAATAGATATGTTGCTCTTAATATACCTACATCTG